AATATTCTGTTGTCATTCTTTCGAATTCAAATAATTATGAGGTCTACACTGCCGAGATCGGTCAGAAGAGACTCGGTTCGACAGAAGTCATTTCGGAGCAGCCTTATGCTGGATCTCTGTTCACTTCTCAGAATAGCTCAACATGGACACCGGAACAAAATCTGGATCTGGTGTTTGAATTATTCCTTTGTGAATTTTCGACCAACACAAACGTCTTCGCTGAATTTGTGGAGAATAAGCCGTATTCGGATATGACATACATGAGCCTGATTAAGATTGGAGACACAATTCAGACTTTTCCTTCTTGTTCCCTGAGCCATTCTTACATTTCGAAAAACGTGACAGATGTTTCCTATAATGCCTCAGTGAATAATTTTGTTCCAATTTCTCCTAACAATAATGTATTTCTGAAGAATGAGAAAGAGATCACTGGAGAGGCTTCTGAGAATTTCAGATATAGAACCATAATGAGAACGGCGAATAAGTTCGTTTCTCCAATCATTGACTCCGAAAGAACTAATCTGATCTGTGTTGAAAATTTGGTAAATAATGCCACAGATGTTCTCTCATTTACTCATGCTTCGACCGATGGCCCAAGTTTCGTTTCTGGGGCCAACCAGACTGTTGGATCAAATACTGGAATTGTGTATGATTATGAAATATCAAAATTCGTCTTTAATGGTTCCGATGCTAATATTGTCAGTGTTGCGAACAACACTATCAGTATTGAAAATCACGGTTTCATTACCGGAAATAAAGTAATTTATGGTAATGGTGGTGGAACGAGCATTACTGGACTCTCTAACTCTGCCGTGTATTTCGTGATTAAGGTGGATAATGATACAATCAAATTGGCTACCTCTGCGGCAAATGCCATTGCCGGAACGGCCCAAGACATCACCGGATTGGGTGTGGGAACCGATCATATCATTATCTCCGAAAGCGGAAAACTTTTCCTAAAGAAAACCTCTTCTGGATACTTCGCTCCAGCAGAAACATTTACCTCAGCCAATGCGGTTTTGTGTACAATCACTGCCGTAAGCTCCGAAACTGATGCCGAATTTGGTGGTTCTGAGACACGATACTTTACGAGAGTGGCAAATCTAAAGAATAATAATGATTACCTGAAAGTGTATCTCACCGCCAACAAGCCAGCCGGAACGGACATTCGGGTCTACTATAAGGTTGCCAAAACTGAGGACGCCAATACCATAAATAATCTTCCCTATGTGGAAATGGTTCAGGAAGAACCGAACTCAAACGTGTTTTCGAATTCAGACAGAGACCTAATCGAGTTCGTGTTTTCTCCGAACGAGGCCACTTCAATTGGTGAATTTAATCGTCTGGTGGTCAAGATCGTGCTTCTCTCAGACAACAAATGTGTGGTCCCGTTTGTGAAAGATATGAGAGCAATCGTCCTAGATATGGAGTAATACTGGAAATGTATGTAAGAACAGAACAGGATAATTTAATTCGGGATACTGCTTCAAGGGCAATTATTATTGAGGATAATAGCGCCAGACAAAAGTTCCTAGAGCAAAAACGGGCCGAACAGAAGATGAATGATCTGGAAAGTAAAGTAGAACAACTGTCAATGAAGCTGGATCAACTCATAAACATTCTGAATAAATAAGAGAGATATGTCACTAAAACAAATAATTCCGAATTCGGATTCTTTTGCTGAATACATCGATAAGACTAATGCAGCAATTAATTATATTTCAAATCTGTCCCCATCATCCTTAGAAATTATCTCTGTCTCTTCTCCATCCAATAATCAAATATTGAGATATAATTCATCTTCTCAGTTTTTTGAGAATAAGAGTCTATTAGGAACAACGAATCAGGTTGTTATTACAAATAATGCGAATGATGTGACGATCTCTTTGCCCCAGAATATTCATACGGGGGCTTCTCCGACCTTCGCTGGCCTGACCTCAACCTCGAATATTACACTAAATGCTGCCTCGGAATTGAGACTGGCGGATTCGGATTCATCTCATTATATTGCCTTGAAGTCGCCAGCAACGGTTTCTTCAAATGTGACTCTGACCTTTCCGGCGACTGCCGGATCGAATGGTCAGGTTCTCACTACGAATGGTTCTGGGACTCTTTCTTGGGCAACTGCAACGGCATTTTGGCAGGCAACCGGAAACAAGATTTACTACAATACCGATAATGTCGGTATTGGAGTTTCAGATCCTTCTGAAAAGTTGCAGGTCAGTGGAAATATCAGCATTCTAAATGGTCTGTTGACTATGGACATGCAGACTGGCGCAGCCGACAGAACGGCATTTGCCTATAAGAAAAACGAAGCAAACTCTGCCTCAAATGTTCTTTATTCGATTATTCATAAAGATAACGGAAAGGATTCTTTGTGGAATTCTTTTGATTCTTCGACAGCAAAGGTTTGGCTAAGATTCCGGCACGATGTAAATGAAGTTGATTTGATTGATGCTAATTTCAAATTTAAGTCAACTGGTTATCTATATGGCGACACAACAAACACATATCTGTTTCTGAAAAATGCCACCGGAACCTCAATTGGTTTCGCGAATAGTTCTGTTGATATTACCACAAATCAGATAACTCTTACCACAAATTCAAACGAGAGAGTTCGCCTAACTTCCGCTGGCCTGATTGGTATTGGGACAACTTCTCCGTCTGCCTATCTTCATGTTCTCACCGCAGCCACAACTAATTCTCTAATTCTGGATGAGCAGTCCCAGACCACAAATGCGACGGCAGCAATTTTAAGAAAGAGAGGAAACGGTTCCTCTTCAACTGGCGCTCCTACTTCCGGTTCTCAGGTTGGTATTATTGATTTCTATTCATGGGACGGAACTTCGGCCTATCGTCGAAATGCCTATCTATTATGCTCGACGACTCAAAATGTAACCTCTTCGGCGGCGGGTGCCATGCTTCAGTTTTTTACTTCGGCAAATGGTTCCGTGACTCCCGCCGAAAGAATGAGAATTTTGAATAATGGAAATGTCCTAATTGGAACAACAACTGATTCTGGGAATATGTTGAATGTCGCCGGAAGTATTAATATTACATCTGGAAATACATTCAAAATTAATGGAACAACAGTTCTTTCGAGTACACAAGTCTGGGGAACTCTTCAGACGGCTTCTCAGGGAAATATTACTTCTGTCGGAACTCTGACGAGTCTGGCTGTCTCTGGAACTTCAACCCTGAGTGGAGCCGTCACAATTAATAACACGGTCTCGGTGCCTTCTCATGCCATAACCGCAAATTCGTTTACCGGATCAAACACGACAACCTCCTTTACTGCCGAAGGAAACATTATTGTAAAAACGGCCAAGGAAATTCGGTTTAATAATTCGGCAAATACTTTCTATATCGCTCTGAAGGCTGGTTCTCTTGGATCAAATCTAACTTGGACTTTACCAACCTCAAATGGAACCAACGGGCAGTTTCTACAGACAAATGGTTCTGGGACTCTTTCTTGGGCAACAGTTTCAACTGGAACCACAAATAATCCCGGTGGGTCAAATACTCACGTTCAGTATAACAGTTCTGGAGTATTTGGTGGTGAGGCAGATTTTACTTATGACCCCTCAACTAATATTCTAACAGTTGCCGGAAATGTTGTGTCTGGAGGAAATTTTGTTTCGAATTCTGATAGAATCCTCAAGACTAATATTGAGACAATTCCAGATCCACTAGAGTTAATTTCTCGGCTGACTGGATATAAATATTTCCGAAAAGATCTTGAGGAAAATCAATTTGGTCTGATTGCCCAAGACGTTCAGGAAGTTTTGCCTTCCCTCGTTAAACTAAACGGAAATTATCTGGCTATTAGCTACATGGAATTGATTCCAATTCTTCTGGAAGCTATCAAAGAACTAAATAAAAAGGTGACAGATGCCAACAACAGTAACTAATACCGGAATCACCTTTAATGATTCTACATCTATAACAACGAACCCGATTCCTTCGGGGACCGTAATGATTTTCCGGCAGTCTGCCGCGCCGACTGGCTGGACAAAGATCACATCCGGCGTTAATGATATGGCACTCCGTGTTGTGACCGGAGACGTAACAAACAGAACAAATGGGACTGCCTTTTCTGCTGTCATGAGTAATAAGATTCCGACTGGTAGTGTTTCTGGTGTTACAGCAACAGCACAATTATCTGGCACAACATCTAGCACCTCCCTATCCGTTGTTACTGGATCAGTAACCGTTAATAACGGATCACAAGCTACTGTGGCCCAAAACAATGCTTCCATAACACCAGATCCGCACTCACATACCTTTGTGCTAAACGATCACTCACACAGCATCAATATTGAAGGTATGACATTCTCTGGCAACACCATGACATTTAACACAAACTACGTTGATGTAATTTTGGCAACCAAAAACTAAAGGAAACATTATGCAAATTAAACCCGGAAAATTTTGTCCACTGATTCAAAAGGATTGTGTTGGTCTGGAATGTAATTGGTTCATTCAGGTTCGCGGAACCAATCCTAACACCGGACAGGCCATTGATGAATGGGGATGCTCTATTGCTTGGCTTCCGGTTCTTCTGATTGAGAACTCCCAACAACAAAGACAAACTGGTGCGGCTGTTGAATCATTTCGAAATGAGATGGTCAAACAGAATGAGCAGACAAATAAATTCCTAATATCCGCCGCTTCTTCCAATTTAATTCAGATAGAAAATGTTTCTAACAGAAAAGAAGATACGACGAATATACACGAAATTGAATAAGCAGCTTTTTTGCGGCCTGCTTCCACCTGATGATGAAATAGAAATAGTCATATTCACCGAAGAATTCGACTCTGAGGCATGGGCATATTGTGAATATGATGATGTATCAAAGAAATTCACTCTATTCTTTTCTGAGGATATTGAAGAAACCAAATTTCTCAAACAGATAGTCGCACATGAAATGGTCCACATGACTCAGCAATTATCCTATAATTGTATGAGCCACGGCAAGAAGACGTTCTTTAATTGGACAGAAAAGTTTGAGTCCTGTGGTATTGATTTATCAGAAAACTACTAAAGTTTTTCTACCGTAAAATAGGCAAAGTTTAGGGTCACGTCTGTCGTGAGCGGAGTCGCATCTGTGATCGATGAATCGAAAATCAGTGGGGCCAGATTTGTCGGATGAACATCCTTAAAGGAAAACTTCACAATTGGATTCATCTTATTTGTCAGAATATGAAGAGTGGCATCCGAATAGATATTCTGGCGAAAATTCAGATTTGGATTCTTGGTTCCCAGACTTTGATACTGATCGGTCGAAAGGGGCTTATAGAGTCCAAACATCCAGTCCAGAATCTCCCTATAATTTGACAAATCCTCGCTGACAATGAAATTGATCAGAAGCGGCTCAAAGGCCAGCTTGTCGCCGTGAATCTTCACATCCAGAGTTGGGGTAGGAAGTAAAACTTCTCCAGCCGAGACTCCGGGAATATTCACCGAATAACAAAAATATTCTGTATGCGGAAGCCGATCAAACGAGAACTTATACAGAACTCCATTTGACATATCGAAAGACGACGGAATGAAAGAGTTTGAGGCCATATCATAAATACTTATATGACATGGATATTTAATGGAAAAGAATTCACCGAACAACCCCCCAAGAAAGTCGAGGGTTTCGTTTATCTAATAACTAATCTGAAAGAAGACAAGAAGTATATTGGAAAGAAGAGTTTCTGGTCTAGAAGAAAGGATCGAAAAACTGGTAGGAAAAAAACCGAAGAATCCGACTGGCGGGACTACTATGGTTCAAATGAGGAATTAAAATATGATGTGTGTGATCTAGGAAAAGAAAACTTCCGAAGAGAAATTCTGTATATCTGCCCCCATAAAAAGAGCATGTCCTACTTTGAGACATACGAACAATTTAATCGAAAAGTAATTCTGGACGAGAAATACTACAACACAAATATTGGTGGTAAATACTTCTCGTCCGAGAAGTCGAAGATATACGAAGCCGTCGAGCCTAGTCAGCAGGTTCTTCTATAATAAATTCAATTAGGCCCAATTGCTCCGAGCTTAAATTGAAGTTAATGAGTTCGCCCAACGAAAATTGAAACTTAGGAAGATCGACTTCTGTTGTCAAAAGTTTCTCGTACTCAGAGAAGAATTTTCCTGTGTTTTCTTCCGTCACGCGAGTAGAGCCATCTTCGTGCTTTTCTCCAAACACATCAACCAGACCGCTGCGACTTCGCTCCAAATCCGCCAATTCGTCCGACACGACTTTCATGAATTTATGAAACCGGAAGGCAAGCACAGAATCAGGAATCTTGGTTTTGTACATTTCCTTCAGGACTTCTTCGGCCTGTTTAATTACAAATAATTGAACCTTCATGTTTAGTTCCTTTTTCCTCCAATAGAATATTTCGGAATCAATTCCCACTCGGACTTCTGACTGTGCGGTACAATCTTAATCTTCACTTCTGCCCGATCAGTTTTATTCTGGGGAGTTAGAATATCAACTAATTCCCATTCTTCAAGTAAGGATGCAATCAGGTCTCTCCGAGTATAATCATCAGGCGTCATTTGGGACGGCTTTCCATCAAGGGCGAACATTTCCTTAAAGTGGACGATATAGTATCTTCCCTTCTTATGAAGAATATGACAAGACTGGTAGAGTTTCTTTTCTTTATTGGAGGGAATTCCCATTCTGGTCAGAGTTTCCTTCACCAAAAGAAAGGAGTCCTCTCTCGGCAGCTTCACTTCAATGAATGTATCTAGCAATTCGGATCTTTTATCATTCAGCATTTCTCTTTTCCATTTCCTTTTCTATTTCTAATAATAATGAATCATTAATAAGAGGAAGGATCTCCTTCGCTCTAGTGTAGGAAAGGCCAGAGTATTTCTTAATTAATTCCAATTTTTTGGATGGATTAAATTTCGCCCAAGGAGTATACCTGTTGCGCTTGGCTGTTCCGTACACATAGTATTTATACTGATCTGTTTTATTCAGATTCGAGTACCGATTCATGTTATTAGCATGAAGAATCGTGTCTGGATAGAAAGAGAGTGCCCGATTAATAAAGAATGGAACATAGTCAGATTCATTGGAGCTATCAATTAGGTCTGAATCCTTGGTAACATTAATTGATTTGAGAATCTCTTGGGAAGTTGGCATATTAATCAATTCCGAATGTTTCGCAATATTCAATGACTTCGGATAGAGGATATTCAATAAAATGTTTATGTTTCATCTTAGTGACGCCATCTCTCTTATCATAGCTGGAAATTTGGACTCTTTTCTGGTAAGTGGCTAAATATTCGAATTTTGTGTGACTGCCATTACCCTCCGGTTTTCCCCATTCCATCATTCCGCACACCATACACTGTCTGGTTTCCGCCTCCCAATTATCAAAATCATAGGAATATGTTCCTCTATTATAGGGGTTCAACTGAATCACATATTCATGGTTACATTTACTCAAAAGTTTGTTTCTGGCGTCAACCAGACGGTGAGTTATTTCTTTTAATTCATTCGAATTTTTTCTTATCTTAGAGGCCAGAAGTTTCGATTTTTGGGAGAGATTATTCATCATCATCTTCTTCATCTTCTTCATCTTCGTCATCGTATTCCTCTTCTTCCATTTCACCGAGAAAGTCAACATAAACACCAACAACTCGCTTACCCCAATCCCGATCATCAATATATTTCACATAGACCGGGTAAGTTCCGTCGCCATATCCAGTGGACACCACAACTCCAAGCCCCTCGTGACCCAAATCATGATTAAATGACTTAGCTAGAGGATAGCTCTCAAGAGTATCACAAAATTGATCCCAATTTTTTCCAAGAGTTTCGGGAAGTTTGTCTCTATGTAGAATATAGCACGGATCACCGATCCAGCACAGACCCGCATCAACTCCGATATGCCCAACAAGAGTCCATTCACTTTTATCAAAATACATAATATTATTCTCCCTTCAAAAACAAACATTCAGCCATGATCTGAATACACATGGCAGTAATATTGATCTCATGATCGACAACAAAGTTTGCCCGGTGCATATACTCAGCAATAATAAGAATGGCCTGCGGAATGGAGCCTCGCTCCATATTCTTATCTAGACCATCGAAAATCTTTCGCATCAAAGTATTTGGTTCCGAATCGGAATTGTCGGCAACCCATTTTCTCATTGAATTAAAATTCTTTGTTTTGAGATGTTTGAATAATTCATCTACATTCACATCGCTCAGACGAAGAATTCCGGCGTCGATTGTGTTATCGTTCTCAATAGAATACTTCTGAATCTCAGAAATAGTCTTTCGGAAGTCAGGAAAATGCTTTAGAATAACCTGAGCCAAAACTCCGATATGTTCGTCTGCGATCTGAACCTTTTCGTGCTTCAGAATTCCGACAATGCGCTTCATGATCTTGTCGGCCAGTTTCAGCTTTTCGT